TTACGTTGATATGTCCGTCTGGCTTTTTGTGGGAAAGCAGTACTACCGTCTCGACATGCGCATCATTGTCCAAACTCAATTCCATATCTTCTTCAATAATTGGAAGTTTGAATTTTATGGATTTCAACCACTGTCCGTTCGACTGTCGCTCCTCGTAGATCTGAATTTCAGAAATCAAAGATTCCATAATCTTACGTTTTTCCAGTTCATCCATAACGGAATACAGCTTATCAAAGTAAATCAACACTTTATATATATTATCTCCGGTCAGCTTCTCTGCTTCAACCGCCATCTTTTTCGCTCTGGCTTCAATCAGCCAACTTTCTGTGTCTTCAATCTTATCATACATCTTGTACAATCGATCATCAAGGTCTGCCTTACGTTTATAGTAGTGTCTATCGTCCGGATCCATAGAATCTATTTCTTCCATCAGTTTAGATTTTGTAGAATAACTCTGCCGTAGCTGCTTTTCATAGTTTTCAATCTCCTGCTGAATAGCTGTTGTATCCACTTTCATGTTGATCTTTTCCTGCATCATAGCAGCAAACTTCGGATTGCTGACCAGTTTTACAATCACTTCTGCTACCGCATCATCCAGTAATTCCTCATGAACCTGTTTTCTATAATCGCATTTATGCCCACGAGTCATAGTGCGATGTTTACAGCCATAATAGAAAAAATCTTTATACTTTGTACCATCCGCTTTACGTTTGATACTTTTATTTCCATACATCCCGGCTCCACAAATCGGACACTTGACAATCCCAGACAACAAATGCACTTTCGTATCTTTACCACGATTTAGTTTTTCATATTTTTTTGCCTGTGCCAACAGTTTCACCTGCGCCGCATTCCAAAGTTCCTCTGATACGATACCTTCATGTAAGCCATCAACCAGCAAATAATTATCCTGTTCTACCAGTTTATACTCATTTCTCGTGCCATGCACTTTTTCTGTTTTTCTTCTTCCATAAGCGATTTTGCCACAGTAAACAGGATTTTTCAGTATTCTACGTATAAGTGATGCATCAAACAACGGATTTTTACCATTTTGTCGCTGAATCTTGTGAATACCGTGATTCTCAAGATATTTTGCAAGACCATTTGACCCGATATCTGTATGTACATACTGGTCAAAGATGACACGGATTGCTTCCGCTTCTTCCTCATTGATAAAAAGTTCTCCCTTTTCCAACGAATAACCATATGGAGCAAATCCACCATTCCATTTACCTTCACGAGCTTTCTGGATTCTTCCTTCCATGGTCTGAACACGGATATTTTCACGCTCAATCTCTGCAACCGCCGACAATACGGAAATCATCAGTTTTCCTGCATCCTTCGATGAATCAATTCCATCTTCCACGCAAATCAGATTCACACCAAAATCCTGCATGACCTGCAAAGTAGAAAGTACATCTGCCGCATTTCTTCCAAATCGGGAAAGTTTGAATACCAGAACATATGAAACACCATCTTTACCCGATTTAATATCTTCCATCATACAATTAAATTCCAATCTGCCTTCAATGGATTTCCCTGATTTTCCGGCATCTTCATATTCCCCTGCAATCTCATAATCGTTATAATCAGCAAATGCTTTCATTCTGGATTTTTGTGCATCCAGTGAATATCCATCAATCTGCATTGTGGTAGATACTCTTGTATAAAGATATACTTTTATCTTTTGTTTTGTCATAGTATCATCCCCTTTAATCTTCTAAAACCCACGGCATAGAATAATATTCTTTTGTTATAAAATCATCCATTTCCCAACCGAACCCTGAAAACTCATGATAGATGTACTCCAGCCGATATTTCCATAATTTATACATTTCTTCATCTCTTCTTGCTATTGTTACCGCATCTCGATAAGCATCACCCAATGCATCATAAAATTCTTCATTGATATCTCCATAACTCATCGTAAAGTCCGTTGCACATTCCGCAAAATATAAAGCCAAATCTCCATACCATCTGCCATCACCACACATATCAGCAAAATCGGATAAAATCTGTTGTGCTTTTTCTAATGAAAATCCTGTTCTGACAATATTGGAAGGATTAAATATTTTGTACAGCTGCTTTTTGTATTTCTCTAACAGAGCATTTCCATACTCTTCTCCAAGAAACAATAGATTTAATCTTGCTTCTGCAGTTTTGTTTGTTTTATACAAATCAGAAATTATTGTTACCAGTTCTTCTTTATCCATTGTATTTAATTTTTTCAACAGTGCTTTTTCTGTTAATTTCTTTGCCATTTTCGTATTTACCTCTTCAAAAAGAAACCTACTCTTTCTTTCAAATCATCACTAAATCCATCTAAATCTTCTTCTGTAATCACGCCATGATTTATCAAAGCAACAATATCATAAAGCATGTCACTTTTACGCATTTCCAGAATCACTCCCGGATGCTTCCTGTCTTTCTTAATTCTTTCTTCCAACTTCCAGAATTTATCCGAAGCGTCCTCCGAACTATTCAATAACTGAATATATTCTTTTACAAGTCGCTCCATATAATTTTCCTGCCACCCGCCAATTCTGCTTCTAAAAAGTTTCCAATCACTTTTTGAACATTCCATATACTCATCCATCCTGTTATTTTTTCTCTGTTTTCTGCTCTAACATTTTTATAGAATTAAAATAATCCTGCTCTACATCACTAAGCGTTCTTGCTTTATATTTCTTATATTCATCTGTAGCCTTATCAACCGCCTGCTTATGGGAAATACTTCCATTTCCAAGAAGCAGTTTCTCACCACTCATAGTAAGGATACGATCCAGATGTTCTGCCCAATCCTGCATCGTCATAGCCTGTTCGCGCTCTGCCTGACGTTCTGCAAAATCCAAATATCCGGATACGAGCTGACCCATAGCACGAAGTTCTTTTTCATCCAGATAATTCTTTGCAATCACAGCTTCTTTGAGAGTTGGCTGATTTCCGGCAAAGGTTGTCAATCCCATAAATTCCTTTTCTGCATCAGCTCTTGTATAAATAACTTCTGCCGCAGTCTGTCCATGAATGGCATAATGGATTTTATTCTGAACCTTTTTAAAAAATTGGATTGAAATTTCTGCTTTCGGGTCATAATCAATACTGGTAGCGTAAATCTCCAACACCTGACGATAAAACACCTTTTCAGAAGCACGGATGTCTCTGATTCTTTCAAGTAATTCCTTGAAATAACCACCGCCGCCCAAATTTTTCAGGCGTTCATCATCCATAGCAAAACCTTTTTTCATATATTCTTTTAAGATATTTGTTGCCCAGATTCTGAACTGTGTACCACGTTTGGATTTCACACGGTAACCAACGGAAATGATAACATCCAGATTATAATAATCCACCTGATAGGTTTTACCGTCAGAAGCAGTTGTTGCAAAATTTGCAACAACTGAATCCCTTTGCAATTCACCTTCAGTAAAAATATTTTTGATATGTCTGGAAATAGTTGATTTATCTCTCTGGAACAGTTCAGCCATCTGGTCAATGGACAACCAGACGGTATCTTCATCAAAGGTTGTCTCAATCTTCGTTAATCCATCTTCTGTTTTGTATATAATCATATGTGATTTTTGATTCATTGTATCCTGATTATTCACGTTATTCCTCCCATCACTATTTTCGATTTTCCTGACTTTAGAAAAATCGTATACGACTCAGTAAAATGTTCAAACTCTATACTTCGTATTTTCGCATAGAGTTTGGACACCATTTTCACGTTTTAATTATATCATGCAATCTTCTCACTATCAATGCACGAATCCGTGAAATTCTTATCGGAATCATTCACCGTAACATTGCCAGTTCCATCGCCTGTAGGTTTTACCTCTGGAAGATTGTCAATATCCAGAACAGCTGCATATTTTTCTATCAGGTTTGCCAACAAGTCAGCAAATCCGTTCCATTCATTCCTTATGGTTTCAATGAAAGGAAGTGCTATTTATGCAAGGTGGAGTAAGAAAAAGAGGTACAACATGGTCATATTATTTTGACCTTGGAAAAATTGACGGTAAAAGAAAGAAAAAAGAAAAAGGTGGATTCAGAACCAAGAAAGAAGCTGAACAGGCATTGACTGCTGCTATGAATGAATACAATAATGCGGGACTGTATTTGAACCGACAGAAGTAACGGTTGCTGATTACATGAATCAGTGGTTTGATCTGTACTGTAAGACCAACCTAAAATATAACACACAAGTTGGATATTTAAGAATTATTCAAGGGCATTTAATTCCAAAATTTGGTATGTATAGATTAAAAGCAATCACCCCGGCAGTATTACAGGAGTACGCTGTTGAATTAAAAATGAACGGTAATTCAAAAAGTCATTTAGTTGGTATTTTATCTGTATTCAGTGCAGCATTGAATTATGCAGTTGAACCAATGCACTATTTACAGTCTAACCCCATGCAGTATGTGAAATTTCCAAAGGTTGAGAGAAAACCACGTGAACGAATTGTACTGACATTAGATGAATGGTGTAAAATTCGTGACAGATTTCAAAACACCCGGTATTATATACCTTTAATGATCGGATTTTATACAGGCTTACGAATATCAGAAACATTTGGTCTTACTTGGGATGATATTGATTTTGATAAAAGGAAAATATCTGTAAATAAGCAGATTGTAAAACGTAACTTTGGTGCAGATGTAAGAAAGGTTGTTGAAAAGAAAGGTAAGAAAGAACAGCGTTCATCTTGGTACTTTACTACACCAAAAACTTTTACTTCCATTCGTGAAGTCCCTTTTGGTGAAACACTATATCAGGCATTGAAACAGGAAAAGGCTGAACAACTTAGGAATGAAATGAAGTATGGTGAATATTACACGATTCATGTTAAAAAGATTGAAACTGATGAAAAAGGTAATGACATGATCAGGGTTGTACCAATTCAAAAATGTGTTGAAAGTCCACTACAGCGTATCAGGTTGGTGTGTGTTGATGAAAACGGTCAGTATACTTCTACTGATTCATTTAAGTATTGCAGTAGGGTTATACACCATGAAATGCATCTTGCCTTTGATTATCACAGCTTAAGGCATACACACGCAACACTGTTGATTGAATCCGGTGCTGATGTTAAGAATGTTCAGACACGATTAGGACACACCAACATAGAAACTACATTGCAGACCTACGTGCATGATACTGAAAAAATGGCTGAACGTTCTGTTGATCTCTTTGAAAAAATCACCCAAGCAAAAACGTCATAAATAAAAATAGTGGGAGTGAATCCGCTGATTGTTCAGCGTGTTCACTCCCTTTTCTTTGTTCAGTGATGATTTTAAAAATTACGGTGGCAAATGGGTGGCAAATAGACTGAACTCCACTCACAAAAGCCTATAAAACCGCTTATTTACGTGATAATAAACTGACTGTTTCGACTGTCTTTTCGTTGAGCAACCGAATTTGATCACCCTCATCACCATCATAATAAACCGGAAACTTAAAGTTTATCTGCCTAATAATACGTTCATCCGTTTTTCTATCCGGATATAACTCTATGCTATCAATAAAATTTCTGATAAACTCCTTTTTCTCCAAATCTGTCATTTTATCATACATTATATCAAAATGCTCTAAGATTTTGTAGATTTCTTTTGCAGAAAAATGATCACTATATGCATTATGGATTTTCTCATTCGTATCTGTAATCATATCCTCTATCTCACTGATTTTATCATAGAGTGTTTCCAATCGGTCTTGCATATCCTGATACTTCCGATCATAATGCTTATCCATCACGTCTAACTTATCAAGCATATCCATAAGTTTTTTCTTTGCTCCCGCCAGCTGTCGAAGCTGCTGTCTTAGCTGTTCTCTCTCTTCTTCCAAGAGGGTAACGTCTATCTTCTGTTCCAGTTTCTTTTTAACGAATGTTCCGAAATTATCATTATTTATAATGTAAAGAATAATTGTTTCTACCTGATGATTTAATTCATCCTGATTTAAAGAAAACTTATAATTACAAAAATGTTCCTCATCCATTTTCTTTCTGTGCAAGCATCTATAATAGAAATCATCTTTATACTCGCCAGTCTTTTTATTTTTTCTTCGCCGTACAGTTCCTGCCATTCCAGTTCCGCATAACGGACATTTAACTACTCCTGATAAAATATGTTCATGTTCTAAGCTATGTGTTTTATTCCATTTTACACTATTCTCTTTTCTTTTTTGTTGTGCAGCTTCCCACAAACTTTCTGATATGATTGCTTCATGCCTTCCATCTGCAAGAAGATAATCATCCGTTTTTACTCTTTGGTATTGATCTCTCGTTCCTTTTACTTTTTGTGTTTTGCTTTTCCCGTATGCAATTTTACCTGTATATACAGGATTGTCTAAAATATTTACAATAAGTCCACGGGTAAAATAATTAAGTTCAAAATCTCTCGTCTTTCGCTTTTCATACCCATGTTGATTTAGATAATCACAAATCATATCAATGCCAATTTCTTCATTCACATATTTATCATAGATAATTTTAACGATCTCTGCTTCGTCCGGTTCGATTATAAGTGTATCTCCTTTGCTATCGGTATTATAACCAAAAGGTGCTACACCACCATTCCATTTACCTTCTCTTGCTTTTTGTTTGCGTCCTTCCATTGTCTGTACTAAAATATTTTCTCTTTCGATTTCTGCCACTGCTGAAAGAACTGTGATTGTCAGCTTGCCCGAATCCTTTGATGAATCGATTCCATCTTCAACACAGATTAGGTTTACTCCAAAATCCTGAATATATTGTAAAGAATTTAATACATCTGCTGCATTTCTTCCAAACCGTGACAACTTAAATACAAGTATATAATCCACACCATCCCGGTCATCCGCCACATCTTGAAGCATCTGCGTAAACTCTGGTCTGCCTGCAATACTCTTTCCAGATTTTCCTGCATCACAGTATTCTCGGACAACTTCCATATTCTGAAAATCAGCATATTTCGTTAAACGTTCTTTTTGTGCCTCTAAGCTGTATCCCTCCACCTGCATTGTAGTGGAAACTCTTAAATATAAATAACATTTTTTCCTCTTATCTTTCATTTTACATTTTCTCACTTTCTATCATCTCTACGGAACCGTCCAACATCTTAAAATGTTTTAATGTATCCACCAGTATTTTTTCTTTTTCCTTCGGGCATTGTGGAACTCTTTTCTTCGGATCTTCTGCCAAATGATAATTTTT